ATCTATATAGTCTTTTGATTGCTTCAATGCGTCATAAGGACTCTTCGTTAAGCTCGTCGCATTTGTAGTCGCCTTGTAATAATCCCCACCATCCTCTGCACTCAAAACACTAACTTTTGTATTTAGAGCAATATTGGCAATATCTGCATTTGCAGCAGATAAGGTCGGATATGTTTTGATAGCACCGTTTTGAAATGATGTAAGTGCATTATCAACATATGTTTTATCGGCTTTTATCAAAAGACGAGATATGATTTCATCGCGAGTCATTACATTGATATGTGAAACACTTGCAAGCGTGTAATATTGACGACCAAGGCGCGATGTAATTAAAACACCTGCGGCTCCATTTAAAACTTGCTCAAGTGTATCCGCATCTTTTTGAGCATCAATAAGCTCTTGCTTGGTAATTACCTGATCAACCATGTTTCTCTCCGGCATAAAAAAAGCCCCAGCAAAGGGGCCTTTAATGATTTAATTTAAATATAACTGTGGTCTTTTTCGTAGTAACGTGCATTGTAATTAATGCAGGTTAGTCGGTTAGTCATCTCATCGTTTGGGCTTGCCTCTGTCAGTAAAAATGCCGAGCTAGATGTATCTTGAGCAGCCACGATCTGATAGGCGGTTTTGATGTATCGATCTTCATCAAAGACCAGTGGTTGTAGTGGTGCTCGAGTCAAAATGACCTGATTCATGTATTCACCAGATAGGCACTGAATCATGTCTACCGTCGCATCTTGTAGTTGCAGATGAGTGTAATAAGTCACACCATCCTGCATCTCTACATCTTGCGACAATGTGAGTGTTAGCCCATCAACTGCCACAACCTCACCATCCTGAGTCTTGATGCTTGTATTATCAGCCACCAAAATTCGATCATTCCTCACCAGTAAATTGGATTCATCTAGTGCATCAAACTCAACGCTTTCAGTCTGGTACTGCAGCTTATTCCACTCACGCCATCCGCGGGTTTTAGCTACAGCGTGATTACGAATGCCTGACGTACTGATCTTTAATGGGTTGCGTGCAGATCCATTCTCAGGAATAGCATAAGTCACCCGAAGGTCATCATCAGGCGAAGTGTATTCAAGCTCCACCCCATCATAGTCTTTATCAATACCGAGATTAAACGTCCGCTTTTCTGATCCTGGCACCTTGTTACGGTGATTAAAAAGCAGTACCGAGTTGTCCTGTGGCGATTCAAATTTCAGCCGCAACTTATTTCCGTATCGGTATGTCTCGCAGAAGCACGCCGAGGCGATCATAGCTGCCTGCTCCTCAAAGCTCAGGCTGTCATCATCAAAGGTGTAGCTAAATTCAGCAGGCGCATCCGAGCCGAAATAGGTTTTGATTTTCTGAATCTCTGACTTGATTTGCGGAATATCAATCTCGGTTGTAGATCTTCGTCCGATATATTCATCCAGTGCCATACCAATCAATGCTTGACCTGCATCGCGTGTTGCTTGCAACGCTCCAGTACCGTCCACCATGAGCTTACGAGTTACCAAGCAGTTTAACTTGCGCTCTTTAACTGATAATGCCCCATCTGTAGCAACTGTTCTGGATCGAATGACAGTGACATCTTGATATTCAGATTTGTTGAATTCTGAAGATAAATACGCATCTTTAACCTTGCAGTCAGTCATCGGGTTGTTGCCGCGATGTTCGCCTGTTTTAGCCACTCTGAAACGAGCATTGCCAACTATTGGTAGTTCAATTTTTAGTGTAATTCCATGACCATACCGCTTCGTAACCCGACCAGTATTGTGATTAAAGTTATAAATTGGTGATGTCGCCACACCATCCTCATCAATCATTTGATACTGAACCGCGATATTTACCCAAGCCCAGTTTGTCTTTCCTTTACTGTCTTGGTTCCATAGGCCATTCGGGAAATAAATATTTAAATGAAGATGAGTGGCATCGTCTTTGTAAACATCAAACCAGCCAACCCACTTATCTGTAACTAAATCCAGATCCACCGATGACACAAGATTATAAGTGGTTCCACCTAGCAAATCGGGTAGTTTTAACCAGTCTGGATTAATACTGCTTGGTGTCGCTAAAGTAATTGTGCTCGATGTAATTGCGCTGATTGTGTAGGCTCCATCCAACACCACACTATTAGATGATTTGTTTAATGAAATACCTGCTGCAATCGTGTGATCCTGTGTCACAAACTCCCAGTTAAAGTTGGTGTTTTTTGGTTGGGATAACGTGATGGTATATAAGTATCCTGTGCCACTCACCGAACGATCAATACTTGAGATATCGTATTGACCAGACAAATCACGAAAAACACTCTCGGTTGAAAGCACTTCCTCCGTTTCTGGATCAAGCGTTTCAACTACAATTTCAAAAGTTGCACCAGTGAGTAGAACACCCTGAAAGCTTGTATAGTCAGGCACGTTCTCGCCTGACTGAATAGTGACAATGCCGCTCGGTTTTACAGTTGCAGTGCCGGATAAAATGGCATCTTCAACCCCGTAAGCCGCTCCCTGAATATTAATTGCATCACCAGCCTTAAAGTAACTTGTGAAATTAATGCCTGTATTTTTGCGATTAATAACACCGCCTGTTGTGAAATAAATACCCGCATTATTGTCCTCATCGCTGAGCACTCTGTCACTTGGTCGTTGCAAGGTTTGACCGTTAATTGATGCTGATTTTTTTACAGAAAGTGGCAAGCTGCTGAACACCTGTCCAATACGGTAAAATGCTGTATCCCCCACCAAAGGTATACCTGGCTCATAAATACTGACACTCACACCATTAATTGCGCCTGCAGGCGTATCACCATCACGGCAATCATGAATTTGGTAATACCCGCGACCAATCACCATCAAGCATTCTTCAACTTCGATTTCATTTTGATAATATGTATAGGTGACTGCGATTAGGTCGGGGTAAGAGCGAACCATCCCATAAATATCAGGAATACGACTTTTTACGCGGGCTTGATTGGCCCGCGCTGCAAGCTCGTTATTTGATGAACCAGCTCCACCAGTAGTAGGCTTAGGCATGGTGGCAATTGTATAGACACTATATGCCGCCATTATCGCAGTGACGACCCAAAAAACTATTTGGATCCACTCGGGGTGCATCACTACATAAAAAGTACCATCCAATGTTTTTAGGTGCTCAATATCCGCTACGGTTTTCGGTGTAACATCAGTCTGCTTTGAAACATGATTATGATAAATTCGTGCGTTTTCTGGAAAGCTATCAAACTGTTCAGCAAGATATTTGCACACATCATCAACCGTGGCTTCGGTTTTATTCTGGCTAAACTGATCACGTATGATGATGACTTTTTTCATGTGTAGAATCTCGCTTCTCGGAAATGCATAGCCACCAGTTCTAGCGGCACAAACTGCACCCCTCGTGGGGTTAAATGTAAAAGCTTGTCGCAATAAAAAAGCCCAACATGTGTCGAGCTTTTCTCATTGTTCTTGAAGAACACTAGGCAGGGCGAAATCGGCTTATCCAGCCTTTTGAATCGGCCTTTACCATTCAAAAACTTTTCAATCCGCTTACTTAAGTCTTTACCAGTGATCTGCTTCCAAGCTTCACATGCAAATTCATTACAGGTGTAATCCTTGGTCCATGTCCGATCTAACAGATTATCAATAGACATTAGATCCCCTTAAGCAATGGATAGTCTTCAAAGGTGTAAAGCTTCCCAGTTTTGACAGAGTTTAGTTCTGGTGCTTGAGCATCAAAGGTCACAAGCCCAGTGCTGTCCTTTGAGATTGTAGGCGCTTCTAGAGTTTGCATCTCAACCATTGGTGCTGAAAGATCATCATCTCGATATATCTTGAAGTTGATCTTTGGTTTTACTCGTGGATAAGCAGAGTTTCGGATGTTTTTTATCGCATCCATAAGCTCATCCTCCATGTCCACCAAAGTCACCTGTAGCTTCTGATCAAGGTCATTGGTGACATTGGTTCGCTTGATTGACATTGGTTGATATTGATAGAAGTTATCGCCAATCTGTATCCCATCTTCATCATTGCGAGTGTATCGAAATATCTTAGTAAAACTCGGATGGGATATTTCTAGGCATTCAAGCTGCACCACCCCACCAGAATTATTGAGAAAAAATGCAGTGTAATCTGTCATAAGTTCTCCAATGCATCAGGTAGAGCCACATTCACCAAGTGATCAAGCGGATTAAGCAGTTCAGCCAAATCCACGCCTTCAGTTGCTACCGTGACAATAAGATCATCCAGATTCGGATCAATATTCAACGGCTTCACTCGAAGCTCAGCAGTGACCGTGTAGATTGGTCCTTCTTTGCTTTCAAGGCTTGGGCTTCCAGAGAAATAGCATTGATAATCCTCAACCTCTGGACCATCAATACAAAGCTTCGCTAAAAAACGCTGATTTGGATTTCTAGCCCAGACACGATAAAAAGCCATTAAATACTGATAGCCTGCATCCTTTACCACCCACCGCACTGATGCGCTATGGTATGTGCCTTTTAATGCACGCTTAAACCTTGGTGCACCACCGTCTAACTCTTGAGAAATAACACCATCCCCAATCTGGGCTGAATAGCCCGACTGGGTTGTGCAATACAACAGCTTATGCATTATCGTCTCCGTGATGCTGTGGTGTTCTGCTTAAGTGATTTGGAAAGCGTACTATTGGGATTGCCTAAACGACCAGCCAACTGCCGTTCAATCACATCAATATCAACACTGCCATCAGGGTTTTGACGCGCGTTGACTTGGGCTCCAGTGTTGTTATTAATGTTAATGGTTGCGCCTACTACCTGTGCTGGTCCAGCACTTGCACCCCGATTAATCGCATTCACAGCACCCATACCAACACGATGAGTATCTGCAACCAATCCACCAGTCGCATAACCTCGACGGATAGACTTTCGCAAATCCTCAAAGCCTTGTGGGCCACCTAATGCTTTGACTTCCTCTTGAGTTAAAACACCTTCGCCTTTGTGTACGACACCTGCTGGCTCGTATTTACCACCGTGGCCTGTGTAGCCGCCGTTGGCATAACCATCACTACCCGAAACAGCCATGGTTACAGATCGAATATTGGATAGTATACTTGCTGTTTCTACCGCTACTGTTGCAGCAGCCGCAAGATTTGTCGGAAATGGTAAAGACATTGCATTCGCAATACCTTGTTGAATAGCAATCATGGATTGAGCAATAGCAAAACCTTTTTGAACTGCAAACATAGCCTTGTAAGCACCCGACTGCTCACCAAAAATCACCGCCATGCTATCAGCAGTCGATCCAGCAATTTTCTCACCATAACTCAAACTAAGTTGAAGCTTGGCTTTTTGATAATCCTCTTCAATCTTAAGGAGAGCATCTTTACCTTCTTTTTCGGTAATAAGATTGTACTTAATACTATCCTCAATCGTTTTTGATGCATCTTCCTTAGCAAAATCAAGCTGAAGAAACTCACCACTACCATCACGATCTGCATTTAATTGACGATAATTGTTCCACGCATTGCGACGCTTGGTTTCGTATTCATTATCCTCAGCACGATAAGATGCATTAAGCAATCCAGCTCTTTGCTTCTCGTCTTTAATTTTTGCAATTTCCTCTCTTTCAAGCCTATATCTTTCTTGCATTGCATCAACTTCATGCATGTAGGATTGTTGGGCTTGGAATAAGCGAGTTTCTTGTGAAAGTTTGATTAGAGCGAGTTCTTGGTTGTATTGCTCCTCGAGTGCGTTAATAGCAATCTCTTTGCTTTCCTTGGTTATTTCTGAATTTTGATGAAGTTGTAAGTTTTTTATATCGTAAGAGTATTTAAGCTTTTGCTCCTCGCTCATTTGGAATTCATTAATTTCAAACTGCAATTGAGATAAATAGATTTGCTTTTCATAATAAGCGCGCTTATTTGCTGCCTCTAGGTATGGCTCAGGATTAGCGAAATTTGCCTTTTGAATTTCTGCAATTTCTTTAGCTAAATTCAACTCAATCTGCTTCTCTCTATCAGCATAAGCATAAATGTATTGCTCTCTAAGATTACGTTGCTCCTCATCTATACGATTTGCTTCTTTTGCATCCTTTCGGTGTTGCGACAAAGCTGCACTCGTTGCTTTAGCCGATCCTCTTTTAGCATTAGCGATTGCATCCTCAGAGGCTTGTAGTTTTTTATTTGCAGCAATATTCATATCAATAATCTGAATATCTTTTGCCGAAACCTTTCCTCCATTCTCAAAAGCCGCTTGTGATGCCATTTTTGCACGCTCAATCTCCCAACCTTTAGCAATTAGCTTGTTGGTCATAATGGTCTGCGCGGCACCCTTCTGTAGGTTTGAAATATACTTAGACTGTGCATCCGCTGCTGCGTTCGCCGCATCAGCGTTGTTATACATAGCATTGGTGTTATCGTTTACCTTACCAACAGCATTAGATGCAGCATTGCCAGATAAAGTAACCTGCTGACCTAAAGTTTTTTGAGCATCTGCATTTTGCTGAGCCTTAACCCTAGCCTCCTCGTAACTCTTAATTAAATCCAGACCTTGGGATTTTTGCTCAGGTGTCAATAGTTTTAGCTTATTCAATCTCTCGACAGCATCAGCTTGCGACATTAATCCTTTGTGCACTTGATCTGAGATTTCATAAACCTCTTTATTGCCAGCGTTCGCATTTTTAACTGTGCGAATAAAACCATTAAACGACAAGTTTAGCTTATTTAATTTGTCGTTCTGGTCTTCAAATGATGCTGCTAAATCATCTTTAGCGACATCAAGCTGAACCCCTTTTAGTGCTAAAAGCTCCTCTTTGGTTTTTTCAGCAACACGGCCTTGTTCTTCAAGTTTTGCATTTGCTTCTGCTGTGCGTTTTTGAAGGTACATGTAGCCAGCAGTCAATGCAGCCACACCGATTGTGATTGCACCGATTGGGCCACCAACCAAACCAAGTAACATCGCTCCACGTGACCGACTAGCATTCAGTGCATTTTCAGCAACAGTTTGAGTAGCTACGGCCGCCGCGCTTTGCTTTAATGCAATGCTGTGCGCAATTTCCGCCTGAGTGAGTCGCATAGTTGCGGCTGCACGCGCTTGGCGAGTGGTAGCTGAGTTTAATTCCTGACGTGCTAGATTGATCTCAGTAAGCGCTAACGCTGCTACTTGACGAGTACGTTGCACCTCCACCGCAGTCAATTGAATCTGAGATTGCATGGCTGCTGTATCTGCTGCTCGTCGTGCCACTACTGCGGTAATGGAGCCATGAATCGCCACTGTTTGAGAAGCAATAGTTTTGGTTAATAAAGCCACACCACCAACCACTGCAATGCCTGCAATAGCATCAAGATTATTGGCTAATATTTGGATGCTACTAGCTAAGGTTGTTGCAACACCTGAAGCCTTGCCTGCTTCGCCTGTAAATTTGGTGACTTCATTGCTTAATAGTTGAAGGGATTGACCAATTGTCACATCGGTTTTTGCAAATAATTCATCTACTGATTTTTTTGACTTTGTTAGTGCATCAACGAGAATGTCGCTGGTCAATTTACCATCATTAGCCATGGCTCTTAATTGACCGATATTCACACCAAGACCTGTGGCAATAGCTTTCAATAATCCAGGAGCCTGTTCTGCGACAGAGTTAAATTCCTCGCCGCGAAATACACCTGATGCTAAAGATTGCCCAAACTGAACCAGTGCTGCATTTGCGCCTTCAGTTGAAGCCCCGCTAATTGCCACAGCTTTTGATACTGTTTCTGTAAGCTCGGCTGTTTTAGCCATGTCAATATTTAATGTTTTTGCATTATCTTGAAATCGCTGATAAACCTGTATGACATTTTCCCAACTTGAGCGTGTTTTTTGCGCAATACTAAAGGTATCACTCATTGCTGTGTTCAGCTGTTCTTGCGACTCAGTGACAAGCTTTAAGCGGTTCTGCATACCTGTGTAGGCATCCATTTTAGAGATAGCAGCACCAACAGTCACAACGCCAGCCATATAACCCGCAAGCTGGCGAGTTGCCACAGACATAGAATCCATAGATTGTGACGCATGGTCGCCATTGCGCTCAATATTTTGGAGTTCATTTGCTACATTTCGTGCATTACGCTCAGCATTTCGTGAATCAATAACAATTCGAAGTACAGAATCTTGAGCCATATCGCTTTCCTTTAGGTAATAAAAAAGCACCTAAAGGCGCTGTATTTTGGGTATTAAAAAACCCCGCACAAAGCGAGGTTGGTTTGATTGTATTGACTAGAGTTTTTTGTACTCTTCTAGCATTTCATTGTATTTTTCAGTAAATCCAGTTAAGTCGGTTTCACCATCTTGATTATATTCATAAGGCCACTCCCTATACCTAGTGTAAGCAACCTTTCCTTTTTTCATTTGTTCAATTGCTTTTTTGGGTGTATCGCTTGAACCTTCATTCCCATAAATTGGAGCATTGTTGTCAATTTTTATGGCGCTCTGAGTGCGTGGAAAGTGATTTCGACCAATATAAACACTATGTCGCCCGCCATGTATTCCCACTAATAGTGCATTATATGGCTTGCTTAACGTACAAGATTTAGTACCACTAAACCTATCTTTTGTGCAATTTAAATTCCAGTCTTCAGGTTTTGGTTTTGTTGTGTATGTATCCTTATCCACAACAAAGTTTCTATATTCTGCATCAGGGTTTTCCATTGAGCTTAAGATGGAATTTCCATCCCGGTCTTTTAGTGTGTAAAGGTCGTTAGCAAATGCGCTAGAGCCGCCCAGACTTAATAGCAATATAACAACCGATTTCATACCCACCCCAAATTTATAATTTAGAACAAGATACTAATTTTGTGGGCAAAAAGAAACCTCCCGAAGGAGGTTCTTATTTGTATATTTATTACACAAATTTTCAGCCCGATATCTTTCTATCGCTTGGGCGTCTTCCCTAATAATTCATCGACCAGCTCATTAATCTTGGTTTCCGTGCTTCTCCACTTATTAAGAGCTAACCCCCCATTTCCTTTTAATCTAAAAGATGCTTCAGAAACCTGACGACCATTTTGCAGTAAATTGAATTGAGCTGATACCATATACGGTGCAAAATCCCATGAGCGAAGAGCCGTATAGTTTAAAGTGGTCTGGCATAGGCTTAAGTCGTCATTATTTTTAACAGTTTTGGAATCAATGTTGTATCGAGCAAAACTCTTCTCAACCAGCCTGTCAAAATCTCTAATAATTACTTTAGGATTATGTACAATGCATACCTGCTTAATAGAATCTGGGTTAAATCCAGTTGTATTGTTAATTTGGATAGATGTACATCCCACCAACCCAAAACCCACTACCCCTGCAACTAATAATCTTTTCATGTGATTTCCCTCTTATAAGAAATCATAAGATACTAATTCCAGAATGAAAAAACCATCCCGAAGGATGGTTTGTTTTAAGCATCTAAATACTTCTTAAATGCTGACTGCATCTCTTTGATGAATTGATTAGTATCCAAGAAGTAGTTTGGATAAGCTTTTTTAATCGCCTTCAAATCACCCACAGATACCAATACCACATCTACATCGGGATCACCTTTAACTTTCGCCTCAAGTGATGCATAAAAAGTCTTGGCTAGATCTTCTTGATTTTTGGAAAAAGGCATTACATCCACCTTCCAAGCATCTTCGTCTCTATATAGTCTTAAAATATGATACGCATACTTACTATTAGAAGTTGACTCAATGTGCTTAGCGGTAATTGCAATTCCCTTGAGTTTCTTGAAGATTTGCAGCTTTTCTTCAATTTCTTTTGCTTGATGCGCAATCTCATTTGGGGTGAGTTCTGCAAATTCCGGTAGCATCGGGGTTTGCTCTTTTATTGAAAAAAGTGCGCTGCTCAACTTAAAAAAATGCTTATGATCTTCAGAGCCAAAACCAGACTTTATAGATGCTTTTTCAATTACCCCAAGAGTCTCAACAGCTGTTGCCCAAGAGTGCTGTAATTTAGTCCTTATTTGCAACTCAATACTTAAGCCATCCAGCTCTGTGTGATCTCTACTCTTGTAAATAAATATCTGATGCAAGCTACGATAACCATCAGGCTTTGGTTTTTGAATATAATCATCACAAGGGAGTTTCGGCTCATGGCTAAATCTTTTGTTTATGTGGATCAAGTCATTGTGCAGTCGATAAACATCCTGAATGCTAGGCAAAATCACCCTTAGCCCACCAATGTCCTGCATTCGAGCCAAGTTCATTCCAGGATGTCGCTTCAATTTAGAGACAATTGATGGCAATCGCTTAAGTCTTTGCGCCACAGTTGAGTCTTTAAATTTCAACTCGCCACATCTTCTTCTCAAGGTTTTTTGAAAAGTATCAATTGGGTATGTATGTAAAGAACGCCATGCGGTTAGCACTTTAAAGGCTTCTATTTTTTCAGCTTCACTAGCTTCTGAGCTGATTAAAGTATTACCCGCTCGTCTTAAGACATTTGTACCTGGTACAACTATTTTTTCTGAGCCACTCATAACCAATACCTAGTATTCGATTTGACTATGAGATTATCATATTTTTTAATTTGGTGTTTTTGATTTTTAATAAATTTATGTTTTTCATCGTAAATTTAAGGATATTTATTTTGTCTTAAGATATCTAAAACCAGAAAAGAAACCAACTCACGCTGATTTCTTACTCATCTTCTTATACGCCTCATCAATAAACCGATTATCCAGATCAAAGATGACTGCATTGAAAATGTAGCGCTCTACTGGTAACTCATACTGCTCACAATAGGCATTTAGATCAGCAATGCCCAATGCTAACGGTGTGCCTTGCTCATATCTGCGTGAGCGCGAAATGACATTGTAGGCTTCAATTAAAGCATTGGCTGTATATGAGTATTCTGGTGGATCAGGTAATTCATGCCCCTGCTTTTCACGCAACTTTATTTGGTACTCGCTGAGTCCAGCAAACTGGTTGAGGTATCGGTAGAGTTCTCGGACTTTCCCAATACTTCATCTCGATAGCTGTTTGCTTCGGCTTGGATCTGATCAGACTGCGCTTTCACAAAGGCCCAGATTGCTACGCCAATGTCACCCATGTTGAAAAGCTTGGTTGCGTTTTCAGGCGTGCATTCAGGCTCGATCTCTTTACCATCTTCAACAAATACTACGCCTTTCCAATCAGCCACCAGATGACATGCAGCAGCCTCCAATAAAAGCTCATGATAAAGCTTATCATCACTACCCGCAGTCGCTACATCATAGCCTTTCGATGACAACTGATTCTGTGCACGCTCAACCGCTACCCGATATGCCTTGTAATCAGAGCCTCGAATCTTGAACTCTGCCAATACATTGCCCTTGCTATCTTTATATTCTTTCCAGAGTGCAACTTCTTTACTTTGTTGGATTGCTACTTTTAAAGCCATGTTTGATCTTCCAAGAGAAAACCGCCCGAAGGCGGCTATAGTTATGCAACTGAACGTGTGATGGTTGGTGCTACTTTGACCTGCTTGAACTCTAAAGCCAGCGTGTGGTCATCGGTCGCATTGGTGTCTGACATGCCATCATTATCGAGTTCCAGTTTAGGGAAGTGGAACCCATAAGCATTGCCTTGAGTATCTTCGATGCCAATTTCAGCAGTCATGGTTTCGCGTGACTCAACATATGGAATCCAGGCTTTAGATTGCTCGGTTAGGACCACTGTTGCACTCAGACCAATATTCACTTTGCCTTCAGTGTAGCGGTTTGGAATGATGCTCTGATTACCCAGACATGGGCGAGCTGTAAGATTGTTGTTAATCGAAATGGTGAACGACTCAGCACATGCAGTACCCACAGTACTCACGCCATTAATTTTGAATGTATTCACGTTAATGGATGACATGAATGGTGTGTCAGGTGCAGCAAGTGGTGCAGTTACAGGGCTTGCTGCTGGGTTTGCATAGCCTGTAGCGCTAATTGTTGCAGAGCCTGTAATTTTGCCTTCGGTGTCGCCTTGAATGGTTAATTCACCGATACGAGCACCTGAGAATACTTGAATAAAGTTTAGTTTTTTATCATGCTTCACGATGGTGAAGGTATCTAATTCCATGCCACCAATTTCAAGAGTGGCTACACCGCTAATTGCATCATCAACAAATATATTACCAGCCGCACCTTCAAGCAGAATATCTTGGCTTAAAGCTGATAGTTCATATTCAATGGTGCCAGTCGCTTCACCAGAAGTTGCTACTGAACCTTGATCAAAACGAGAATCCACAATTTCATCAGTTTCAGTAAGTGAAACGGTTTTCTTTAACGAGTCAGAGTTTCGACGCAACGTATGCCAGACAGCCACTGTAGGCAAAACATTAGGTGACTCTTCTTTTGCAATGTAGATAACTACATCAGTGCCTTTGGATGACATAGTGTGCTCCTTAATTTTAGGCATAAAAAAACCACCTTTCGGTGGCATTGGTTTTGGTTAGATTTAAAATCTGATCAAGATGATTGGAAGAATGGCAATGACGGCTGCAATTCACTTTCTAATTGCGTTATTTCATCATCAAGCGGATGCTTTTCTTGTTTCCACACATTCATATCTCTGGCTGAGCAACTAACTTGCTGCTTTCGACTATTGCGATAACCGACAATATGGTTATATCGCGCCCATTTAGATTGAAAGACTTGGGTTAATTGGCTTGCCATCCAGTTAAAGGCATCAATAAATTGCTCTTTTACTGCATCAGCCTTCTCACCATTAAAGCCCATCACCAGAAACATCCACCCATCTTTAGTCATTTGATAAAATTTTCTTGGCTTTCCGTTCTGTAACTTGTTGTTTTCAAAGCAAAGCGCAAAATTGCGCTCACGAAATTTCTGTGAGCACTTCATATTTTTAATGGCTCGAAGCACATCAGAGTGTCTTTTTTTGAATGCTTCCGCTACTGCATAACTGGTTGTCTTTGGTTCACCATTTTCATTTGAGACCATGGCGCGTAAATTTAATGTTGTCATCATATTCATGACTTCCTCCTAACCATATTCAAAAAAAAGAAACTGGCAGGCACGCTGAATATGGAAACGCGCTTTTCGAACCGTCGCTCTAGCCAGTGGTTTGCCTGAAAGCAGGCATAAAAAAACCGCCCAATAAGGACGGTTTGATTAAGTGTTTAAGCTAGTTCACTCGAAACTCAGCTCTAATTATTTTTGCGTAAAAGTCTTGGTCATCCATGCTCTGCGGTGCATGAACTTTGTATATTTCGAGATGAGATACACCGAATGATTGCAGATACTTTCGCCATGTGTCGCACAACTCAGAAAGTATCACCATGCCACTACCCAGTGGCGCAAAGCATTGAATTGAAATAATACCTTGGTCCCGAATGCATGGCTTGTTTCCGATACCTACAATCTGGCTATCAGCGTACTGGATAAATACCTTACTCCAAGCCTTATTTTTTGGTGGTTCAAATGGCATGCCATTAATTGGTGGCTTATTTGGCATTTCAACAGTTAAGTCTTCTAGCCTGGCAATCCTGATAATTTCCCGATGAATGGCTGTTTCGGCTTGGGTAAGTGTCATCATTTGTATTTACTCGATACGTTCATAAAGGCGACTGAATAGATACCCAAAGGTCTTTGCTGGCTATGTCCATTTTCTAGTGCAACTGCATAAGGCAGGTTATTTTGCACATAAACAAGATCACCCAACTTAACCTGAAGAATCTTTTGGTTGCCTTCTTGCTGTGTTGCGCCACCACCTTTATCAGCTGTAGATAGGTCATATGTATTGTCTGGGCTATTCACAGATATTCGATGATTGCCACGGAATGCTCCAGTATCTACAGGACTACCAACAATCACCTGCTGCAACATTTCAGCACTCACTTTTCGCAAATGTTCATCGCCAACCTTTTTTATTTCAAGCGCGAAATTACTCGGTTTGTTTTTCCATCCCATTGCTACACCTTTCTAAGCTGGCAAGTCCAAATGCTACTTGTTGGATCTTGGCTAATATTTTTAACCTCAAAACCACCATCCCTAAACTGCCAGACATCCCCTATTTGTGGGATACCTGTAAGCTCATTTTGAAGGACAATGGCCTTTGCATCGGTAGTTTGGTAGTCGATAGGCTTTACCAAGTCTTTTAAATAATTACCGAGAACACCACGCCCTGAATATGATTCATTGCCAACAATGGGATAAGTCTGCGTTTCAAAATCAAACTCGCCTGAATAAATCGGCTTTTCACAGGTGAAGGAGTCGACTGCATCGGCCAGATCTTCATTGAATGCTGCTGCAAGTTCGGCTTGTAATTCTTCTCTCATCACTTCACCACAAATGTATTAATTGCAAAGCCTTTTAAGAGGTATGGACTCAGCAAGTCATCAATGAATGTCATTGTTGAACTCTTGCCTTCCTCTTTCCCAGCCACATAGGTTTTGGAAACGCTTGTGCCTGATTGAGCTGACACTGTTTTAGATGCTACAACGCCATCCGCACGGTCTTTATATAACTCACCTTTAGCGGCCATCTGTGCAGCATAAGCCCCTGCAAGTAATACATCTTCTGGGATTACTTCAAATTGACGCAGACGCTTGGCACGAAGCCAAGCATTCGCTTGAGTAACTGCGAGATTAGCGTCACTCGATCCAGCCCAATCTGGGCCAAGGCTTTGAGTGACTGAATCGATAGTGACGTAATTCATAGTTATTCCTGTTCTAATAGAGCGACTAAATCAGCCTTTTTTGCATCAGCAGGAATCTCAATTCCTTTTGCTGCAAGCTGCCCTTTGAGTTTTTCAACCGTTAGAGCATTGAAGTCAGTTGGTTGGGTGCCGTCACCAGCACCTTCAGTACCACCGCCATTTTTTTCCGCTTCTTTAGCACCACCTGCTGAAGCACCCGATCCAGATGCTCGCCCTGATGTGGCACCAGTTTTCTTAGCTTGACCACCTTGTTGAGACTTTAGAAAGTCATCCCAGGTGTTTTTGTTTTCGCCTTTACCGATTCCCATTGCTTACTCCTTATTTGGTCACAATGAATGAGATTGGAACTGCTTTACGATCTACAACACGCTCCCAGTTTGCAGCTAAAGCCAAGTCAACCCATGAAGGCGCAAAGGCTTTCGCTTCGGTGCCATTACCAGTGATAGTGGTAGCAGTGAATGAGTAGCCAAGCGGATGTATGATGAATTTACGACGAGACCATAGAGTCTCAACACCACCACCGTTTGCTTGATCATCGACATAAGCCACGGTTTCAGCATTCTGCGGCTGGCCGTATGCATAACCGATTGCACCAGCACCCGCGACCATAGTTAGGTATTGTGGAGCTAATGCGGTGCCAAGGTTTGGCATGCTGTCATCAACAACAACGCGCTTATTTTGATACACGGCAATTCGGGTTTTTGCTTCAGAGTCCACGATGAACTCAATTTGATTTTGCTTTTGCAGATCAGCATATTTTTTGCTGTGCATGATGATGATGCCAAGCTTGTCCAGGTTGTCACCCATACTTGCTTCTGCATCGATAATCACATCGGAGTTCAAGCCATTGACCGCATCAGTGATGATCATATCGCTCGCACCATTCGCCACGTTTTCACGGTAAACACCGATCAATGAAGCAATAAGTCGGCGCTGAGCCTGTTTGCGCCAGTATGGGTTAATGCGACCACGAACCAGTTCATTAAGTGGGTCTTTATTGGTTAATTCTTTAACCAGTGAAGCAGACGACCAACCTTCGTTGACGTTCGCAACATAAGCCCTCATGTCACCAGTGGTCACAGCCAATGGAACAGCAATGTCAGCCGGGTCGTCAGTTGAGTAGTTTGGCTCAATTGATGCATCAAGGTCATTCCAATACGGAAGCTCAATCTTTGGCTTGCGAGCATTCAGTAGCTCTTGCATTTCTTCAGTGGTAGCCAGTACACCGGAATCTGCAATAGCAGTTTTTTCCAATGCATCTAAGGTTTTGTAGGATGCTGCAATATCTGCATCCCAAATATCTTTAACTTGAGTAGTAGCCATATGCTATTTATTCCTAAGTATTAAATTCACCAGCATCAAGGGCCGCTTTAAATCCAGCTGGATCTCGTTGCTTCCACTCGATACGTTCTTGAGTTGTCATTTCGCTTGGTTTTTTAGTAGCACCGCCACCTTGACCACCAGAAGCCCCACTTCCTGATGCGTTTGACGCACGAATCAAAGGCTTGAATGCCTCATTCGCACGAAATTCTTTTTCTAAATCTTCAATGCTCAATGCACTTGGCTTGCCCTGCAAATCAAGAACACGGATTTTGATTTCACCCTCCACAGTTTCAACCTGTAGGCGATTGCTAATATGTGGAAGTAAAACTGAATCACTACCTGGTACAGCGAGTTTTGCTGCCAGTTCAGTGGCTTTGCTTCCAACTGTTAATTTGTAGACTTGCGCTTCAAGTGCCTGCTTTTCGTTTAAAAGCTCGGTTTCACGTGCTGCAAGTTTGTCACCCCATGACTTTTCCAAAGCGTCAATGTCGCCTTTTTTGCGAGCATTTTCTTCAGATTCTTTTCGGGCCTGTTCTTCCGCTTCTTTGCGCTTTTGCTGTTCCGCTTTCTTTTCAGCAAGCAATTCATCAACCTTTTTGCGTAGGCCGTCATCGTTTTGTGGCTGGGGTTGTGGAATGCCTTTTACTTTCAGGACGAATTTGCCGTCCTTTTCTTCATAAAAAGCTTTCTGTGATTCTTCTAAGCCCTCTAGGCTATCGAGTTCATATTCAAACATGCTGCTCTCCGAGCGATTGTGCAGTCACAAACTGCGGGCATAAAAAAAGACCCGTTTGGGTCTAGGTTTGGATTTGGTTGTTTAATCAATTTCTTGTCGTGGGTCATCTTCAAAGCGAATACCATGAGACCCCCATGCATCAAATGTAATAGTGACTTTGGGTGGTTCGCCATCACGGCTTTCCACAACAACTGAACTCTGACCACTTAGTGGTTGATTTGTTTCCTCATCAAACACAGCCAAGTTATGTCTGATGCGCTTTATAACTAATAACCGCGCTTTGTTATCACTCACAATCCCAACTCCTTAAACGTCTTAGCATCCAACGCCTTTAACTCATCCAGCGTGTACATAGCACCTTGCGGATCGACAAACTTATCGATGCTGTAATCCCCTTCTTTGTAGAGCTTGTAACGCGATGGGCCAAGCCATTCTTTTGCAAAACCATCATTATTCTTCAGCATATCTTTGAAGCTTGTATCTGCTGATACTTGACCAATAATCCCTTCACGTTGATCGTTAGGGATGTCTTTAACTTTTCGCTTGTCCAGCACAAAAGGTCGCTTACCAGAAACACTGCCATCTTTATCAACACCAATGAGGGCACTTCGGCAATTATAATGCAGTGGAGGCTGCCTAATTAGAGGACTATCAATCTCCCACATTAGTTGATCAAGGCTGGCACACTGCTTAGAAGTCCTTCCATCAATTACGCTCAAGAACTTCACATGGGTAAATCCCAAAGCTCTAAATGTGTCTAGGTATGTGACATTCGCCACATGACTTCGTGCCGTCCTGACAGTTCGCTCAATCTCAACCTTAGTCGCATCCCAGATACCACCCACATAAGCGTACTGATTGCCTACCTTGGTTCGCTTGCCACGAATGCGGGTAATGATTTCCTGATTCGTCTGACCCTGATTGATACCGTCACGAATGGCATATTCAACCTGCTTTCGAGCCTTATCCAGTACAAAGCCAAACATTTCGTTAATGAGCTGACCACCTGCCAATGGAGTAGACTTTGCTTTTTTATAAAGCTGCTCACTGCTGACCAAAGCTGCCGCACCTGTCATCAATTGGCTGACGTACGATGCTTCATACACCGCCATGCTGACCGCTGACTGGTGAAAGGTTTCTGGCACCTCAACTAAAATCTCTTTAAATCGATCATTCAGCAGGCTTCGGATTTCTTTCAATTGGTCAGTAGTGTATTGACCACTCGCCAATGCGATTCTTTCAGCCTCAGACAGGTTTTCAAGCAATTCCCTTAGCTCTGACACCATCTTATTGGACAGGCCGTAAAATTGGCTTAAAACCTCATTTACGGCTTGTGTTGATGCTCGATAGCTGTAGGCTGAATGTTGGCTTAAGGCATTAAGTATTGCTCGTTGTGCTATTTGGTCGTTCATAGTTCATACCCGGTAAAGCACTGGCCGTTTCAGCTTCGATCCGCTGTTCTTCTTCCTTAAAATCAATCTCAGGAACTTTGCCAGTCGTGCGGATTGTGTGGAAGGTTTCACGGCTCAATTTGCCTTGCTGAACAAGCTCGTTATAGAACTTCAATGCATCCAGTGAGAGCTTGCCTTTAGCGAAGTCTTGTTTGATTGTGAACTTAGCTTTATCGCCTGAGCCGAAGTATTTAGCACACCAGCGCAAAACCACCTCAGATGCTTCATTGAGGTTCGCCACACACAACGACAAGACAGAATATTTCGCCATCGATTCATTATTGGATTCAGTTGCAGTTTTCACCACCTGATTTTCTTCAAGTAGTTTTGCACCTAAAGCCTTCATGTGCTTCTCTTTGGCTTCCATTGCCTCTTTGGCAATCATCTGTTCCTCTGCCTGAGCAAAGGTGAACGTTGCACCTGTTGGAAGCATTAAAGGAGTTGTAGAGCCAAGCATCACGCCCTGCTCTTCAAGATGGTCACGCCACTCGGTATCAAGGCCAGTCATTACTGGTTGAATCTGACCACAGAGGAACACACTATTCTCATACTCAGCCGAGTTGTGATAGTGCGCAATATTCATCAACGCCAGTGACTCAAGCGGGATATTGTCGATCTCCCAATCATTGGCCACCGATCCAATCGGCATAAATGGAATCTCATTCCACTTCGAACCATTTGCATCAGTCGGATAATAAGGTTCGCTATCAGCATGCAAGGTACCAGTGCGATCAGAATAAATCTGAACACAATATTCACCGTTCTGATCCAGTCGCAATACCCGGTAGAGCTGAATCTCTTTTAAGCTGAATTCATCTGCCGGATCGACAATCGAATCTTTCTCAGCAAGGACCACCAAAGCCGTTTTGAAGTGAGCACCAACTTTTCGCACACCCCAATTGATAATACTTAAGGTTTTGTAATGCACCACCGTCGGCAGAATACCTAAACGCTCAACCTCAGCAACCGAAGTCGCACCATCTGTCTGCGGATAATCCACAAAGAGACCGCCACGGCCAGCATCAAGCAATCCACCCAAAGCACTTTGCATCAAGTGGTAATAAGACTTGCCAGTGCCATCGGCATTGTATTTTAGGAAGTCCATACCATCGGGATCAAAGTTCGGATCTTCCGAGAAGGCAATACCGATCAATTCCTGTTTGGTGTCTTTGGTGATTTCATACAACACGGCACGATCACGATAAGCCTTATTACGTAAATCATTCTCACGCTGATCTTTGCTCACATTGATTTCAGGCAGATATAAAGCACCTGCCTTTTTTACTGCATTTGCACCATCACATAGATCGTGAACGACCTTCCAGCGGCCTTCAAATTCAGCATATTTAGGATGTTTTGAATTGACTGCCATTTAGTACACCGTTTTAAGTGATAGTGTTTTAGCGAATGGTTTAATGATCGGGAATCTTTTAACCAAAGGATATGTTCCAGCATCACCCACGTGATCCAGTCCTGATTTCTTATCAGGCATGCCGAAATCATCGTAAATTTGCTGTTCTAGTGTTTCAGTGAATCGAGGGCATTTATTTGTATTCACAAGCAAGGTGCGTTCACCACTTCCGCTCAATATCAAGGCATTGGTTGCATTGATCCGATCTTTAATTGCTGGATTGGTTGTATTTACTTCGACCCGCAACCCATGTTCACGTAAAATTTGATGATCCGATTCACTGCTATTTTTTGATGACTTTGCCTGTCCAGCAGCATCGGGAATTACAGTAATTTCATGTCCTGCAAATCGCTCATTGATCAGTCTTGCAATGGTTGGTGTATCTCGTACGTTTACAAGCTCATCTAATGCTCTAGGCTTGCCATCACGAATGACATAAACAACAGCAGCCATCTTCAGCACGTTAAAGTCCATCCCAATCACCAAAGGCTCATTAGGTCGAATTTCTTCATCCGTGTGATTTAAAACCCGATCAAAGTCAGGATAAACCGCACCACTTGTTAGGTTGACGAACTGCCCACGTAAATAAGCTTCGATTAACTGTGGTGGATAAGACTCACGCAGTGACGAAATATAATCATCGGGTAAATTCATCTCATTGTCGTAGGTAGATGCTTGAATCATTCCATATAAGGCGCGTTTAGCATCACTCGAATTGGCTTCTTTGACAAACTGCTCATAAGTGAATTTAAATCCCTCTGGCGTAGTGGCAACATCAATACCATTGATCAATCTAGCTTGCTTGTAACGCATACGAGCAATAATCTTTCGCCATGCCTGTTGAGCCTTATCCTTATTCATTACATCAAGCTCATCAATCAATGCATGACCAATCTTAAAACCTACGATTGTTTGAGGCTTCTCCATGGACCTACAGATAATTGTGCTTCGATACTGACGACCGTAATAAATATCAACCTCTTTGTTGGTCTCATAGATTTTGGTCTTTAACCCCCAATCAAAAGCCACCTCATCAATGGTTGGAAAGAAGATGTCTCGAATCTGCGGATAGGTTGGGGCAAAGTAACCAAGTGGTACTTTAGGAAATTCCCAAGACTTATCACAAAGACTTGCACAGCCTACCCATGTTTTACCACTACCAAATCCAGCCACGAATGCACGAAACTTATTGGGCAACTGTAAAAAATTGGCTTGAGGAACATTTAACGAAGGATTAATGTCAGGCATTTTCTTTACTCGCATTAACCACGTTAATTGTGACCTTCACTGGCGTTGGATCATCAGCACCTTCACCATCACCATTTTTAATTCTGTCAATTTCAAGCTGCTTTAATTGAACATCTAGAAGCTGAATATCATGACCTTGCATCTCATCTTTAATTTGTTTAATGATGTTTTGCTTCATGATTTTGTTTTTACCCCAATCGTCATACATTTTCTGCAATTCATTAAGGCGTACAGCTTTATTTGCTAACGGAATGCCGTAAACATTGGACTTAAATTCATCTCTGGTATTGTAAAAAAGGTCCTTTAACTTTTTAGCCATCTTTTCGCCAGTGGCTTTTGTTGGGTCGTATCCAGCACATTGCATTCGGTCAATTTCGACTTTGAATTTACTCTTTACAGCGTCCGCGACTTGTTGGGGTGTTTCGAAACAAGCAAGACTTTGAACTATAAAGATTTTCATAGGCTCAGTGAGTTTTGCCATAAGATCCCCGTCGTATAGAAACGTAAAGAATTCTCCTACGCTAATTTCAATAAACATGTACCGCATGCATGAGCAATATTAGCCCGAGATATAGTTGGACCATCATTTGCAAGCTCTACCATTTTTTGGACATCTGGTGATGCACCGTAACGCTGAACAACTCCGTGGAATTCTTCAACATCATGACCACGTAAGAACAGTCTAGGCTCACCCATGGATGTATATTCAAACTCACCATGCCGATCTTTCTTATGCCCAATGTGATAAAGCTCGTGTTCTACCAGTGCGCAGAAATCCACATCACTCATGATCTGACATACGCGCGCATCCAATGTGATGATGTATTTAGGCACATCACCAAACCAGTCAATCAACTGAAGCTCTTGCCGATCTTTACGCCAACCGCCCACATTAATCATCACTCGTTCAGTTTGACCCAATACACGATGGTCTTTCGCTTCGCATTTTGTGTAGGCCCAAAGGAATGAAATCTCAGGAGGTTGAAAACTTAATAGGTGCTCATGATCTGGATTGTGGAGTTTGCCCCATGATTCAAGAAAGGTTTCTCTAATCCATGGCCATAAATCATTATTGGCAGGCTCGAAGTGAAGTAGACCACCAGTCTCAATAAATTCATCATCTTCAACATCTGTGTTTTGATTATCTTGGATAGGAGGATAAGGACGCTTCATCTTGATAACACCACTTCAAATCATCCGGCACAGTTAAATGCACACCCAACTTCACTACTGCAAAATCATGCACGTAATTCAAATACTCGGTCATCTGCTTAACGCTTAATTTGGTTGTGCTGCAAAGTCTTATCACCTGCTCTGCAATCACCCGGTATTCTTCACATTCATTCTGCTTGAGCATTGCAATCGCATTACAGGTCTCAGCAAACTCTTGATCATCACGACGATAGATATAAATCAGGAATCGTTTCTTAAACTCGTAATGGAGTGAATCTTTGTCTTGCCCAGTCTTTTTCTCTATCTGACCTAACCACATCCACATGAGTCTATTCTGTGCAGTGGATCTATCATCCAGCTTCTGATCAATCACCACCCTTAACGGCTTACCCTCATTAATCGCTTGAGTGTAATTGGTGTGCATGTAGTTAATAGCTTTGGTGATGTCTGCATGAGATTGGATAGGAAACACGGCTTTTTGCATTTCCTGCTCCCAATAAAAAAGGCGCCTAATAGCGCCTTTTCAATAACTGTTATATCAAACTAATGATGATTCGATAATATTCTCATGCCTACCTGATATATCTAGGCTCTCTAATGCACACAATTGTAATTTCTTCAATATATCTGAAGTTAAATTACAAACGGGGCTAATAATCCCTGAAAATCTTTTTTGTAGCACTTCATTTGCATTTAGCTCATAAAATTCATTCAAGCAAACCCAGGTACATTTTTTAAAGTAGCACGAGTGCTGAGGGAGGTAAAAATTATGCAATCGATCATTTGGCTGGCAACCAAACGTTGTCCCTCTACCATGTTGTCTTGATGTGGTTTTAGCTACAATTGCAACCCCGCTATCCCAACCAAGCACAACAAAAAGCTTTTCCCCTGACTCACCATCATGAAAACTAAAATTAGTGTCAAAAAATACCGATCCTGGCGTCATGATAGTTTTTCAATAACCTCTAACCGATCCTGAGCAATACGCTTCATTTCATCATATTCTTGTCTTCTAAAAGCAAGTTCGTATGGAATTAGACCGCGTTTATTGTTTTCAATATTGTAGATTTGATGCCAAGGTAAATTTTCCAAGTGCGTTGCCTCAATCATATCGTCAGCAAGAGTGTCTTTATAGGCAACCACAAGGTCATTCATAATCTTTAATTCTCGTTTTGTAAAAAAACTAGAATCAAAGTCTTTTTTGGTTTCTACCTTAAGCATTGTATTCTTACCCTGATACACAGGGATTTCTTTGAAGCTTAAAATTTCTGCCATATCTGGTTCAGGCGAATTTATTTCATCAAATAACTCTACCGGCACAGGCCCCATTTGCCATGCAAAGTAATCCATTCCAGTTACATTGCGACCAGTTAATTTATAGTGTTCAAAGTCAAGAAAATATAAAAGTTTGAACAATTTGATCTTTCCGCACTTCTCTACGTTTTTTGCAAAAAACGCTACAGAATGCAGAAGCTTTTCACGATCACGATTTATGAGCATAGCACCTTACCTCTAGGTTAATGATACCAAATCACTAGCAGTAAAAGCAGAAAAATTGAATATTTGAGAGTCATTCCATCAAAACGCCTCTCTATCTTCCATCACCAGCATCCGATTCACTCTCACCAACCATTTCTCAAACATGGCTTCACTTTGTTCTCGGTTGCCCAACTTATATTGATCAAATGCGGCATGACAGATTGCACATAAGGAAATTACAAATAGATCAGAGCTTTTGATTCCTCTGCCTTTACCGTCACGGCTTGAATTTGAATGAGCAGCCTGACTATGTGGATTACCACACCTTACACACGGAAGCTTTCTAATCTCAGCCAGCCGCTTAGGACTTCGCATTGAGTTGCTTCTCTATGCTTGCAATCTGTTTGCCAATCTTTCTTAACTCACCAATACAGTCTTGTCTAAATGCGTGACTTGAAAATAGATGGTTGTAATTCATTAACCGCGCTTGGTTTGCTTTAAGTATTTCTAAGTTTTTAGATGCTTCTACACGATCTACCACTTCCACCCCCACTTCTTGCAAATACTTTGAAATGCATGCCCACACTTAATAGCACCAACACTGATTTCAAATTCCTTTTGTTTCTCTTTGCGTGTCCTACGCTGCCTAGATTCTCTAGATTCTTGTCTTTTTATCCTTTCAATTCTTTGTATAAATACGCCTGAGCGCATTCTTTCTAACCCTTGAAGCACTTCAAACATACTTACCACCAATAAGAAAAGAAAAACCCCGCCAAGTTTGTTATCTCAGCGAGGTCTTATGTGCCGTAATACGTTCGGCAAATGCCACCGAAGTGGCGAGGGTCTTAAACTTCTTTCATACAATCCCGACACACCTTGATTTCTTCATCATCAACCGTGTAATCGATCTCAGTCGCACCATGTAGGCCGAATAAACATAATAAGAATTGGAGCATGTGGATCTCCTTTTGATCTCATAAGTAAAGCAAACCACCGGATGCCTCAGCGCAATATTTCCGGTAATGCGCTATCTATGACAGGTTTGCTTTCTTTTGAAATCTGGCACGCCATGCAGGACTCGAACCCACACCACCGATTTTGGAGACCGATGCTCTACCAGTTGAGCTAATGGCGCTTAAAAAAGGATGTGGTTATCTGCCACACCCTTGCCTTAGATTACGATATTGACCAGATCGGCAACTGATCTACCGCTACTCACAATCACACACACCTAACATGCACGGTCTGCTTTACTTGCTTTCAATCCTCTTTAGGTCGGGACGCTACTCCCTAGTCTAGATTCCCGAGGGAAGTTTACTCGATGGCATGTTCCACTGGTCAGCACTCCAGTAGGCTAGGTTGCCTTTTCACAGGCATTAAAAAAGCCCACCTTTCGATGAGCTTCTTTCCGATCAAGTGCTTAACTAACACTTCGACCACTTAACACAAAATAGCATATTCGCATTTAAACGCAAGTTATTTAATCAATTTTCAGTCTTTTATCATGCCCTGCTAAATAAAACTTTCCTGCATAAACCATGTTATTAATCGAGCTACGACTCAAAGCAAATTCACGCACCATTTGATCGAGTGATAATCCCCGCACATTCTTCTCAATAAACAATCTCACAGCCACTTTTGCTGACCGACAAATCCGATCTGAAAATTGAATATCAATAATCAGCTTTCGTATTTCCTCAGCCTCATCATCCGAAATATTGCACACGATTTGGTTTTTGCGACTACCGTAGTCTTTATTGTTCTCGCAGATCAGCCAGTAAATCTGATTAACGCCTAAGCTATCAGGCATATTTCCCGACTTCATTCTGCATATTTGGATGTATGCGCCATACTGATTCAACCATTCTTCAACTGTATATTTCGACCAATCCATCACGTGTGTTTTTAGCGCTGCATTCATCCCAATCCCCTAAATCTCTCTGATCTCTAAACCGTGTACTGACTTCATCAAATGTTTCTTTAAACGGTAAACTGGCAAATTCCGTGTCATTGTGCTTTTGACATCTTCAACGACCAGTTGCCCATTTTTCCGATAAACAAAATCTGCGACATACTTCACTGCTGGCTTGCGTCTTGGCTCATTCTCAAACTTGACCGACTCAGCCAAAATAAAAGCCTTTTGCAGTTCTAAGCTTTTGATTTCCCCTGCACGTTCTAACAGCGACAAATCCCGATAACGCCTTGCTTCTTTCTGACTATCGAAAGTGATGCCGTTAAGCACCACCTTCTTGTTGTTATATTTAGTCATTGGCACCTCGATTCACTGGCGACATGCGTTCAAGTAGTCCCTTCCTAGCCTTTTCATGCTTCTCTTTGGCTTCACGCTCCCACTTAATGCGAAGATAAGTAGCCAAGGGCAAGGCAAGTACCACCAAACACAAAGAAAACAACCAGACAGCAATTACGAATACAGCTTTTGCGAAAACCTTGATTACACTCCACAAGTCTTCAAGAGCATCCAAGACATCACAACGCAAGTCTGAAAAAATACTTCTAGTGCCGTTTTTAAAGCCAACTATAGTTTTTAAGTGCTTATTCATGACCACCTCGCAGGGCTTTCTTAACCATCCAATACGCTTCCTCAAATGCATTACTTGCACCCTGATCAAGCATGTCCGCTTTTTCTTTCCACAATCCCCAACGGTTAGCGCTTTCACCATCCAGATATTCCAGAACCTCATCAACCTTCTTATGCTGATCCTCACACTCCTTCTTCTTCTCGATATAACAAGCCTCCATGTTGTTGAGCTGGGCTTTTAAGTCATCAATCTCACCCTGACGAGCATTCCAGCCTTTGGTGTGCCATTCTTGAGTGAGTGCGACAAATTCATCTTTAGAGCGCTGACGTTGTGTGTTCCAACCCTGATAAACCATCTGAACTGGCAACACTCGATAAACATCACCATCTTTGTCAAACAGCTTGTCACCGTGAATGAATCGCATGTTTGTGTAGAAGTCCTGACCCTTAAACCACTTTTCAAAATCACTCATTCATCACCACCCTTGAGCGCTTGCTCTAACACTCTCCGCACAGGTCTCAGCATTAACAGTTTAGAAGACCACCAATTTTTAGCTTGCGTTCCGATAGCTGCCTCTCGACCTTGTTCTGTTGCTTCTATTTGCAAATCCACAAAAGTAACAGCTCCTTTAATGGTCAGTTCAAGGTCATCTACACGCTTTTGCAGCTCTACATTTTTAGATAGGTAGTACGCTACCTGTTCACGCTGTCTGATTGTTTCAGTATTCAAAGCAACACTGATTTTATGAAGCTCATCAATTTTGGCTTGTTGCTCTTGCCATGCATCCCACTGCAAACCAATAGCTAAAGGAACTGACCTGCCTTGACGACTTGGTATATACAGTTTTCCGTTGTGAAAAAATGCTGTTACGTGATGCTTTTGAATTCTATTAATAAATCGAACTTCATGGTCTTTAGTGGCGCCAAAGTCTTTCAGCTTCCCGTAGCAAATACGCTCACCATCCACAACATAAGAGCCACAAGACAAGCATTGGTCTGACTGCTCTTGGCAAACTGGACACGATTTAAATTCACTCATCCCAATCACTCCATTCCCCACGAATCAAATCTTCATGCAACTTGCTTTCTTCATCTGCTGCTCGATGCATCGCTTCAAACTGCTGTTGCAGCAATTCTTTCTCCTGCAAGTCAGTCGTTTTATTGATCTGATCTTTTAATTCCGCAAATCCTGTCATGCTATTCGCTCCTTTCTGATACGCTCTGCTCTGCGTAGCGATGAAGCCTTGTTGCATGAGAAGCAGCTTCTTGTGCTTGTATACCGAAGCGTTGAACCACAAGTGATACACGCTGTTCCGTTAAAGTGTTTAAGGCCCTTTTCTTTCGCCTCTCTCCAAGCAATCACGCTTGGGTTGTTTCTTCTTGCACGTGCTTCTGATACAGCACTCGCCATCACTTCACGCATAGTCTTTTGAGATTTTGGTTTTGAGCCATTCCACCCTTTGCTGTATTCACCCGAAAAGCCTTGAGGTAATTGCTCAACAGCTCCACCGTTTTTTAAGAAAGCCTCAAGATCACTATCTAGCTGCTCACGTAGACTGCGTTTAGCTTCGATCTGAGCATGAGTTATGTTTTTACCAGCTTGTACCGACTCGATTCTTTGCTGAAGGATTTCGTTCATGCGGCACCCCCTGCCAAACGGTACTGATTGGTATAGCCACTATCGCTACCTAGCGGATCATGCTCACCAGATAACACATCACAACCATCTGGCATGTAGTCAATATCGCACCTGCCCCAGTAATACCGACGGCACTGCAATTTCCCTTCTCTCTGCAATTCCATGTATAAAAACGGACACAAGAATCGATAGCCTTCGTAATAATCAAAATCGATAAACACCCATTCATCGGTCATGGCTGCGAGTATTCGTGCTTTGATGCGCTCGATAATTTCCAGTTGTTCAGCTTCGGTCTTTAAATAAAACTCAGGTCCCTTTACATAGCTCCGCGCATACCATGGCACGCGATCCATTGGATTTTCAGGCTCCTGAATGTCTGCAAAGCCAAACATGTCTATTGTTTGAATATCTTCTGCTTGCTTCACACCCCACCCCCTACTTTTTCATCCAAAAACCGAACTGCTTGCGGCAATTTCTTCTGTTCAGATTGCAAAGCCGCTTTGTATTCCTCGAAGTCATCAAACGGATCAATGTGCTGCATCTCCATAGATTCCCAAGGCTGGGTTTCTTTCACTTCCTCGGTCATCTTGTTCACATTGCGCTTGATGTGTGGTGCAAGCTTCGCAAGTGCTTCTTGAGCAATAGTCTTGTATTTCAAAGAATCGCTTTGGATTTCAGCTTTAGTCTGTTTGTGTTCAAGTTGAAGTGCTGCTTCAGGTGCTTTTAAAAACCCATCAACTTCTGCTTGCTTGATCGCTGCAATCGCTTGGTCTTTGTCTGTTCCAAGTGAAGTGACATAAATCGGCTTCAATCCTTGATCTTTGGCTTGAGTTACAAGTCGGTCATAGGCATCACAAAATATTTTCTTTGCTTCAGCACGCTGATACTTGTCACCAGTCTTAATCAATTCTTCACAACGGCTGAATGCTTGAGCCATTTGCTCAGTCCAAATCACTGTTAATTCTTGACCATCAAAGCCAATAGATTTTTCAGCAATCGCCCATGCTTCATGTGAACCTAACCAATCGTCGGTCTTTGGTTCGCACCAAGAACGGAATTCGGGGATAGTTGGTGGCCATTGCTCATGCTTCATGCGATTCACACCGCGAGCAAAGTCTTCAACTGTTAAGCCTTGGTATGCGTCGACCATGGCTTGCTTTAGTTCGTCTTCATGGACACCTGCCCACTGGTCGATAAACTTCTTGCCGTAGTTAATGCGCATTTTATCAATCAGACGTTGAGCGTCTTCTTTGGTGAACTCACGCATGACCCACCCCCTCAATCAGTAATGACTTTTTTGGTGTGACATCCCGCTCACCAAATGCTTGTTGTTCGGCTTGTCGCCAACGATCATGTTCATTCGCTGTACGTTGTTGAGAGGTTTGAATTTGCGGCTTTTCAGTATTCTGTTTTTCAGAATCTTGATTTCGCATAATCCACTGGACAAATTTCACCAATGCTTTGTTGGCAACCATGGATTGATTTGCGTAGTACAACTCGAACTGCGGTTGCAGTTGGTCAATATATTTCTGGTCAACTGGTTTACGGCCAGACTTCAATAAATTGGCATTCACATAATCGAGGTCGAACGTATATATATATTGGTTACTGGTTAATGGTTTATGGTTATTGGTTAATGGTTTATGGTTAGGTGACGATTCGTGCTTTTCTTCACACGCTTCGTGTACGTTTCGTGACGCTTCGTTCTTAGATTTGCGTTTTTCTTCACGCTGCTTGGCAATTCGTGCGTTAGTTTCAGCTTTGGCCTTATAATCCATGAGTTCATCGCAAATACGCTTTTGAACGTATCGGCCATCATTTTGCAGCTCAAAAAACTTGGTCAAAACAAACTTAACTGCTGCCACCTCTGCTTCATCACGCGCCCATGCCCAATCCAAAGCTTCATCTAATGTTGGGAAGATTTCGCGGTCATAAATTGCATCCATAAGCAAAGTGTAAGCACCATGCTCAAGCATGGATAAGCGCCCCGCTTTCTTTGCGTAATCGCCTAGATTGCGTTTGTAGTAATGCATTACACCACCTCCTCATCAATCATTTCGAGAAGTTCAATTGCGTGGTCGCGAATATCATCAATTTCGCCACGGTCCGCACACTCAAGAATGCTGAATGCAATATCACGAGCCGATACAACCTTTACAAAACTAACGAACTCCTCTTGTTCTATTTTTTTTGCAAGGCTAATTGCTTTGGTGAGCTTGTAACGCAACTTCTTGCGCGACTCATTCAAATACTCATGTTCTTCATGAAGCAGACCAGTCCTAACGCTTTCCAATTGCTTGATTAATTTGCTTTCAGTAGTCATTACGCTGCCCCATTGAGATTTGATAAATTAATGTTGTAAACCGCTAACCATGCGTCTTTGTGATATGAGTTCACGCTGCCATAGTTGGCATCTTCGGCTTTTTGGATTTCTAGGCGATTTGTTTTGCTGTAGCGGCGAAGTTCGTATGTGTCATACGTGCCACCAGTAAGTGCTTGAACCTTTTTAATAGTTGCGAAGCCTGTAGAGCTATCAAGTTGGGTTTTGAGCTTTTCAACTTCTTTGACTTTTGCAGATAGGCGACCCATTGCAGTTGCTTCACGACGGCTACCGATTTCAGCTTTAGTGGCGATTGCATGGTCGCGTTCTTGAATGGCAATTTGTTTTTGCTTTTCTTCTTCAATCCATTTTTTAGCGCGTTCGATTGGGTCTTCGATTGCGTAGGATGGTAGGTTTTGAGCTGCAATATGTTGTTCCATCGCTGTCATGCGATCAAAGACCTGGGCTTGCAACTCGTAGCTGTATGACATAGCCATGAGGCAAGCTTCGCGTTTTGGGAAGCGGTAGATTTGACGCTGAACAGTTCCACCGGTGCCATTCTTGAAATTATCAACTGCAATAAATTTTGCAGTTGCTTCCACGCCAAGAACTTGCGGAACCTTTGACATAAAGCTGCGATGCTGTAATTCAATAAATGGCTTTTCAATTGTTGCCACTTCTTGACGATGCGCATTGATGTAATCAACAAGCTCAGGTGACGACATTGTCACTTGGTCTGTGTTATTATCATTTTGAATTTGTGCTAACATATTCATTGTTCATTGACTCCAAAGTTTTGAACATCAAGCTCAGTGGTTGCACCCACTGGGCTTTCTTTTTGGTGTACCAAAGTGCCCAAAGTACACTTTGACCGATTACGCGCTCTTGCCATACGCTCATACTTAGCATCTTCAGCTAGTAGGGCTTTCGCTATGACCTCACGCACCCAGTTACACGAATCTTGCTCATTGGTTTCACTGGCAACAGCGATTGCATCAAGCATTTCATGTGTAAATTTGATGGTTTTGGGAACGGTGTATTTCCCGCCCAAATATCCTTTTTCGATTGCTTCTTTCAAATCATCGACTCCCATTAGTGGATTCCTTGCAATTTCTAAAATTCATAAACTTCCCTATACAGCTTCTTTGCTGTGTGTGATTGGTTGCTTTCCAGCCGCTAAATCTCGAATTTGGTATTCACGCGCTAAAGGGATTTTTTGGTTAGGCCATTGGTAAACGGCAGGCGGCTCTATTCCAAGTAGCTTTGCCAGTTCAACGCCATTAACCCCAAGCAACTCATATGCTTCTTGTTTGGTCATTGGTATCCACTCAATAAAATAAGATTTCTTAGTATTTAATCAAAGAAAACTTATAAAAGCAATATGTAAGATAACTTATATGGAAAAGACAACTACTGGTCAGCGCATACGTGCGCTTAGACGCTCGAAAAAATTAACTCAAGTGCAATTAGCAAAGATTGCTGGAGTAAGTTCGCCTGCTGTAACTGAGTGGGAAAAAGATAGCTATTTGCCTAAAGCGGGATCATTAGAGGCGATGGCAAATCATTTTGGGGTAACAACTGAATACATACTGACTGGCAAAGGCGATCCTAGTGCCACACAAAAAGACCAATCTAACGTGGCTCCTGTGGCTCCACGCATGGCCCCTGTTCTTTCATGGGTGCAAGCTGGAACTATGACCAATGTTCAAGCTGTTGATATGTCACAGGTGGAGGAATGGCTACCCATTCCAGATGGTGATTGTGAGAAGTGCTTTTACCTGAAAGTACAGGGCTTGAGTAACTACCCAGAATTCCATGAAGGCGATTACATTCTTGTAGACCCTACTCTGCCTTTTAGTGATATGAACTCAGGCGACATTATTGTTGTTAGAAAGTTTGATGATGCGACTTTTAAGCGCCTGGTAATTGAGCCAGATGGTACTAAATACCTACAGGCGATTAATCCTGAATTTAAACCAAACATCATTCCGCTTGATCAAGACTGTGAATTTGTTGGTGAGGTAGTGGATTGTATTCGCTACGTTTATCGAGCTAAGAAAAAGCTACGCAAAATTTAAGAAATAAAAAGCCGCTATATGCGGCTCTTAAAATTTAAATTTATCGACACTATTCTTCTTTACTAAATCTAGTACAATTAAGTTATGTAATTTGGAGCTTTATGAATTAATGGCTATTCAATTGGTTGAGCACTCACCCATAGCACTTCAGCGCTATATGACTGACATGAGCTTGTCAGCGGATGAGCTCGCCTATTTAACAGGAATATCCAATAATAAAATTAATAAAGCCTTGGAAGAAAATAATGTTTTTAAGCTTAGTCAGCTAGAAAATATTGCAAAAGCACTGTATGTACCAACGGTTTACTTAACTACTCATGATTTTTTTTATGAGCGAAATAATCCTGAATTAATTGAATTTAGAAACCAAGTTAATATTTCTGAAGATAAATATAAAGAAAATGCATTAGTTCAAGAATTTTGTTTGGTAAGGGATAACTATATATCTGTTATTGAATCATTAGATGAGGAAGTTCAATCGTTTAATCTTCAGCTTACAGGTGAGAATCCAGAGCTAGATGCAAAACTAATCGTTGAATATTTTGGCTTTTATAGTCACAGCAAAAAAACGAAAAACTCTGATGATTATTTTAATGCCTGGAGAGATATTGTAGAACTCAAGGATGTTATTGTGATTGATCGAGGGCGAGAGAAGTTTGGTTCTGATGGCATGTGTCTATATTTTAATGCAGCTCCAGTCATTGCTATTTTTAGCTCAGGCCAGTCTCCTTCAAGAAAATTATTCACATTAATTCATGAGATCGTGCATTTAGGCTTAGGTGAAAGTGTTTTTGATGGACACTTGTTAGAGTCTAACAGTAAATTAGAAAAATACTGCGATCGTGTGGCTGGCTATGTTGTTGCTCCCCCACAAATTGTCAATGAGTCTTTCAATAAAGCCTTAAATCTTGAAGATAATATTTTACTTATTCGCAAAAAGACGAAAGCGAGCAAAGCAGCAATTGCGATTCAGCTTAAAATATTGGGATTGATTAATCAAAATCAGCTAAATGAATACCTTGACTATATCAAACCCAAAGAAGGCGGTGGGTTTGGTTCAAAAAAAGAAAATATGGTTCTCAAGTATTTTGGGCATAGTTTTGTTGAGAAAGTAATGAGTGCAATGTGGCAAGATCAAATATCATCAAATATTGCAAAAGACATTCTGGGTTTTCACAAGAAATCTAAGCCTTCTGCGTTTAAAGAATTACAGCAAAAGGTATTCTAATAATGATGAAAATTAGTTTAGATACAAATGCTGTATTGGATTTTTGCTACAGAACATATCCTGAAGATGTCTTTCCTCAATTATGGGGAGTTTTGCACTCCTTTAAGCTTGCTAATACAGTCAAATTCTTTATATGTGACTCTATCTTAAGTGAAATAGAGCAAAAAATTTCTGATTATAATTATGATGAGGATATTTTTCAGAATTTCTTAGATAGATTTTCGGTTCGAAAAATCACATCAGATGAGCATGGGGCTTCTACTCTAGAGCTTAAAAAACAATTATTAAGCTTCCCCGCCTCCTCTGACTCCCATCATGTTAAGAAAGATAATTACGCTGACTTGGATGTTATTAGTCTTAGCCATCATCTTGGCTCGGGTGCTTGTGTTTTAACGTGTGAGCAAAAAGCGCCTGTGTTTAATTGGGATGCGAAATCCCATAAAGGAAACCTTAAAGTTCCAAATATATGTGAAAAGTTCTCGCTAGATTGTGGTAACTGGCCTCAGGTCTTATTAAAACTTGGAGTTGTAGTTTAATTTAAGTCAAATATCTCTTAATCAACCCATCCCTGTGATGGGTTTTCTTTTGTCTATTAAATCATAAAAAATAAGTTTTCTAAAAATAAAACTAACATTTCTTACATTTTTGCTTGACACTAAAACTAAGTTTTCTTATATTTAATCTCGTAAACACAAAAAAGCCCAGCAACTTTAGACGGGAACTGGGCTTCAACACAACGAGGTCATTATGACAACTAAATCCAATATTCTCAAGTCTGCATTAATTGCAGCATCAATCAGCGCAGGGATAGCAGTAGCTTACGCTTTCCAGCCTGCTAAGACTTCTATTGAGCTAGAAGAACCTCAAGTCAACATCGCTGCACAGCAATACGAAGTTCAAAGCGTAAATTGCAATCAAGTGTGCATCGCTACTGTCAAGGCTGACGAATACAGCATTTATGTTGAATATGCCTTGGATGATGCTTCAGTCGAGTTTCTGGACATTTTGAACGTGGTGCATTCCGATGAAACTGTGAATGCGTATATCGACCAGTACGAGATTCAAAAAATTAACGCTGCGATTGTTGGGAGTGTGAAGTGAAAATATTTTCTATTGAGGTTTTTAACCTTGGCAGCAATGGCTTGATGTCTGGCTCATGCACACCAAAAGGCAGCCTAGGTGTGACTGTAGACGATTACAAGTTTGAAGTTTATGAGCGCGTTGGCAATGCCATTTTCTCAAAGTTTGGTGAGTTGATTCATGTTTACGGTCACGCGCCAGGATCAAAGGGAGGTTTTGCAGATAGAGAAATTAAGCTCCGCATAAAAGAACCTTCAGTGATGTTTCCAAAAGTGCAAGCAACAAGACTGCACAAATTTAAAGGCGATTTGTGGTGTAGCGGTGAAGCTGAGAGGCAGGTTGCTAAGCACCTGGGCACAGATTTATATGGCATAGGTGTAAAGAGGATTGGGGATCGAAATTCTTGCTACGGATCAGTCAAAGCAACTGCAAAATTTATGGATGTTGTTGGTAAAGCCGTTGTTCTTGGGAGTCCTTATCAAGGTGATTTTAGTGCTGAATTAAATGAGGTGCCAGCATGAACACTCAAACCAAACCTGAATTGTTCGCACCTTGCTTTCCGATGCTTTCGATCAAAAAGTCAGGCATTGAAGTTGATGCGGACAATGTGCAGTTCTCTTTTGTGGTTGGTAATGAGTCCATTGACTGTGAAATCAAAGCGGTTGAATTGACGGATTCAATGTATGCAGAGCAGCAATTTCACCCTGAATCTGGACGTGATGTGGACTACATCAAGCTTGAAGTGGATAACAAGACTTTAGCTTTGGTCACTCGATCTGACTTTGAAGAAACACCAGCTGGCTTGCATTTCATTCTGACTGAATCTCAGGTCTATGAGTTGAATGAATGGCTTGAAGCGGATGCGGTTGAAAAATTTGAAATGGCACAAGGATAAGAATATGAATGCAAAATTTGAATTAGAAATCGCGGATCAAAACATTGTTGTATCTGCATTTCGCACACTAGGCGGCACCACTGAATTATTCGAGCGCATTGCTCAAGAAGCGCGTTCACACGTTCCAGATGTGACCACTAAAAAAGGCCGCGACCAGATTGGTTCACTGGCAATGAAGGTAAGCAAATCTAAAACCTTTATTGAGAAGTGTGGCAAGGAGTTGGTTGCCGAGCAAAAGGCTCAAGTCAAGCTTATTGATGATGACCGCATTGCTACTGTTAAAAAATTTGATGAACTACGCAATGAAATTTTGGCACCGCGTGATGCATGGGAGCAGGCGGAAAAAGATCGTGTGGCGAAGCATGAAACCACAATTTCTGTTATTCGCATGCCTTTGAGTTTAATTCAAAACGAAGATGGCGAATGGACTGCGCAAAGCATTAAGGATGCAATCTCTGAACTTGAAAACCGTGTAATTGACTCATCTTTCGAGGAATACGAAGAGCAAGCGAAACTCGCCAAATTTGAAACACTGGAAGTACTGCGCAAAGCACTTATTGCTCGTGAAAAATACGAAGCTGAACAGGCTGAATTAGAACGCCTTCGCATCGCAGAACAGCAACGCATTCAGCAAGAACGTGAAGCACAAATTGCCCGCGAAGCTGCTGAAAAGGCTACTCGTGAAGCCGAAGAAAAAGCACGTTTTGAAGCTGAGCGTGTGCAGCGTGAAAAGCTTGAAGCGGAACAGCGTGAAGCTCGATTGAAAGCTGAAAAAGAAGCTGCGGAATTACGTGCACAGCAAGCTGCTGAAAATGAACGTAAGCGCATTGAAGCAGAGCAATTTGCACAAGCCGAAGCTGCGCGTAAAGCAGAAGAAGCACGTTTAGCCAATGTTGAGCATAGAAAACAAATCTGTAGCGAAGCGCTTAAAGGTCTGACTGATCTTGGTTTAAGCGTTGATCAGGGCAAAGCTGTTCTAAATGCAATCAATAAAGGCTTAGTGCCTCACGTTTCGATCAAATTTTAAGGAATAAGAATATGAATGCACCAGTACAACATACAACCAAAGCTTTCTTTGATCGTCCTGTAGTTCAGGAAAAATTAAAAGAGCTTGTTGGCAAAAATGCCCCTGCTTTTGCAACTTCTGTTTTGCAGATCGTGAACAGTAATTCAATGCTTGTTAATGCAGATCCACAGACCGTATTTAGCGCTGCTTGCATGGCTGCGACATTAAACTTGCCAATCAATAACAACCTTGGCTTTGCTTACATTGTTCCTTTTAAGAACAACAAGACAAACACTATCGAAGCTCAATTTCAGCTTGGGTATAAAGGATTCATTCAATTGGCTCAACGCTCAGGTCAGTTCAGCCGCATTGCTGCAACTCCTGTTTATGAGGGTCAATTGTTATCCGCAAACCCATTGCTTGGCTATGAGTTTGATTGGTCGGTTAAACCAAGTGGCAACCCGATTGGATATGTGGCGTTTTTTAAGCTGATTAATGGCTTCACCGCTGAACTCTATATGAGTAAAGAGGAAGTAATGAAGCACGCCAACAAGTACAGCCAAACAGCCAAAAAAGGCTTTGGTGTGTGGAAAGACCAGTTTGAAGCCATGGCGCTTAAAACCGTGTTAAAGCTGCTTTTATCGAAGCAAGCCCCACTTTCAATTGAGATGCAGACTGCACAACTTGCGGATCAAGCCATTGTTCGTGATGTGGAAACTAATGATTTTGATTACATCGACCATAGTGAATCTGTTGCGGATTTAGAGCCGCCAAAACTCACGCTGAATGATGATGAGTTTGATGCAGCGCTTGAGCAGTTGAACGCTGGTGCGATTGATAAGGCTTATATCTTGAATGGTTACACATTGACAGATGCGCAGCGTGTAGCGGTGGAGGCTCAATAGTGAAACTATTCCGATGTTCATCCCTTCATAAACTTATTGGTGATGGTCGCTCTAAAGCGGCTGTCATCAGCGACACGGCAAAGTCTGCAATCCGTGACATCGTGAAAGAGGACTTATACGGTTTTCGCTCATTCACTGGCAACCAGTACACGCAAAAAGGCAATTTGCTCGAAGATTTGGCAATTGAGATGTCTGGAAAGATGCGTCTACGCAATTATCAAAAGCACGTTGGTCGTGTTGAAAATGAGTTAATCACTGGCGAGTGTGACGTTCTTGATCTCAAGAATAAGCTGATTATTGATACCAAATGCACTTGGGATATTGGCACACATCCATTCTTTGCAGATGAAGCAATGGAGAAAGTCAAAAAGGCTGGCTATGACGTACAGATGCAAGCCTATATGTGGCTGTATGACTGCGATGTAGCGAATATTGATTTTTGGCTATTCCCTTGCCCGCCTGAATTGTTGAACGGTTGGGATGACATAGATCAATTGGTTCACCTGGTAGAAAAGATTGATATTCGAGAGCGCAAGACGACTGTAGTCATCGAGCGTGACGAAGCAATCATTCAAAAAATCAAAGACAAGGTTCCGCACTGTCAAGAATATTACGCAAAGCTTTTTGCTGAACGTAGCAAGGTAAAGGTGGCTGCATGAAAAAATTAACTCGCGTTCATCCCCTTATGAGCGAAGCCTTCATTATCTGGCTTGTCCGCATCGGCTATCGGGGTGTGCGTCATAGCTCAGGTGACACGCATTTTTATTGTGAGGTGGTGAATAAGAACTTTCCTCGCGGTGTGGTCATTATGGCGAACGGAAAGCTAAATAAGATTGCCGTGCGCTTGTATGAAGAATTTAAGAAACATGACCCGTTTAATGAGGTGGTGTGATGTTTAAGGTTGGTCAACTTGCAGTAAATATTGATGAAGGCACAACACACCAGATTCGACACATCAAAATTCAGAATGGTGAGCAGATGTTAGGGTTTGGTAGAAAGCGGTTCGCATGGTGTTTTGCAAAATATTATAGAAAATATAAGAAGGTGGCGTGATGGCAAGATTTATAAAAGTTGAAAACACAGTAGTGAATGTTGATTTGATTTGCGCTGTGACTGAGCGTTTTGTAAGGGAGCGAATCCTAGCTCAAGGTGACGATCAGCCTTTTGATGATTATGTGAGTGTCTCTAAGGGCGTGAATGTGTTTTTTGGAACAACTCTGGAAGATAGCTTTATATCTTTTGAGAATGAAACGGTTGATAGCTTCTTGGCAAAGATTGAGGTGGCGTGATGTTTGAAACAAAAATTAAGCCCGATTATTCGGAAGCGATTGCTAAATTTGTG